TGCCTTTGCGATAGAGCGTTCCCCCGATCATCGTATTGATAGGACTTGCCTTGATGATGCGGAAGATGTCTTTCTCGATCTGTTTCTCTGTCTTGATCTCGTTCATTTCGTTGTGAATCCTAACTGTTTGAGTAGTTTCGGAACAAGTTCGTCTGCAAGCAGTTCAGCACTTGTCAGTACGTTGTAGCCGTTTCGCTCGACGTATGCTGCGTAGTTCATTCCTGCAACGACGATCAGCGATGTTCCGCTGAATCTCTTTCCGACTTCCTCTAAGTACTTCTTTGCAGTGTCCGCGCCCTTCTTGCCTTGCTTGTACTGCGCAGGCAGTCCGTGCTTGATGATCTTTCCGTCTTCGACGATCGCATAGCTGATGCTGCTGCGAAGATTGCCAGTCTGATCTTTGTAGTTGCCGTTCTCACGCGCTTCGATGACGCATTGTTCTCCGACATATTCCAGTACGTTGATGAAGACCTTGCGGACTTTTTCGTCGTACTGCTGATCAAAGCTGACGCTGATCGATCCCTTCGGTGTCTGTAACTTGATCGGCATTCTCTATCACACTATGATCTTGATACGATCCAGACTTACGTCCTGCTGATCCTGCACTGCGAATTCTCCGAGATCCGCACCCCTGCGCGTGAGACGTACACGATCAGTCTTAGCGACATTCCCACGCTCTGCGAGCACGATGTACTGCGCCTGCGTGAAGTGTCCGTCTTGATATGTTCCGCGCTCGTTGTGAGTGTTCGTCTGGATGAAGCAGGGGATCGCGTCGCTCCACGTTGCAGTTGCCTTGATAGGCTCTCCGTCTTCGTTGAAAAGCGATGCTCCCGCAGCAGCAGCGATCTTGTATGAGAGAGTTCCGTTCGTGCGCATAGACTACCAGAGTTTCGATCCGTCGTAGATTTCAGACTTTTCATCAGAGAGATATTCAGAAGCGTCCAGACCCGCACGACCGCACCAGAAAGAAATGTTGTTCTTGACTGATGCCATGTCGATAGAAGTCGAAATGCCGCCCTCGCTGCGTGAAGTCTCGACCCAACCTTTGACGATCAGAATTGCGCACTCCACTATGGCAGCAAAATTCGTAGACTGTGCTTCTGCGTCTGGATCAAGATCGTGATCTTCCAAGATGTCGTTCAAGACATCGTCATCAACATAGCAAGTGTTGCATATCAGCTTACACTTTGCTCTGACCGCTTCTGAATACTTACGAGCCATACCTTATTCCTCGGTTTTGAGTGTGTAACAACCTCCGATTTCGGTAATCACTGGCAGAGACAAAGACTGTGCCTTTGTGAACTCTGTCTGGCGAGAGTGCTCCTTTTCGCCAACACCCCACTGCGATACGCGGATGCGTCCGTAATTAGAGTAGGCTACTCCTGCTTCCTGCTTCAACTCGTTGTCAGCATAAGCGTTCTTTACGAGTCCAAGCTTTCCGTCTGGAACGAAGACAAGATTCTTGTCGTTCCAAGCGTCGATCTCTGTGACGGTCGTTCCGTTCTTTACGCGGACGTGACGACGCATCTTCTTGAACAAAGGAAGCTCGTTTTCCTCCAGATAGTTGTTCAGCTGATTCAGAGTCAGAACACCGTACATCTTGTCAGATCCTACGACTGCACGACGCAGCTTAGAAGTCTTCAACATGTAGGCGATCTTCGAAGGTGCAGCGAGAATGTACTTCGGTGCAACTTTGCCCTCTGCTTTCTCGACCATAGCCATGATGTCTTCCAGACAGTCAACAGTAGCCTTGTTTGCGTCAGTCCACTGTGTTGTTGCAGTAGCGATGTTTGCAGAAGGCTGATTGAAGTCGATCTGTCCGCGTACACCGCCCTCTGGGTTGGTAGTAGTGTCGAAAGTGAACTTACCCTCGTTAGAGAGCGAACGCAGGAAGATCAGATCGATCTTAGCGCGAACAGAGTTCACTGGATCTGTTACCTGACCCCACATGATCTTGACAAGTTCCTGCTTTGCAGCTTCGTCGCTGATCGTCTTAGAGTCGAGAATAGAGAGCACCTTGCGGTATTCCTGCACAGTCATAGTGCGAGTGATCGCATGCAGGAAGACTTTGTTTGCGAAAGTCTCAAGACCCTCTGTTGCAAGTACGGACTCGTTAGAGTTGTCTCCGATTGTTGGTGCAGCAACAGTGATGTTGTACTTACCCATGAGTTCCTCGAAGTTCAGTCCGATTGTAGGAGTGTCCCACTCCAAGAAGTCCTCAAACTGGACTTTATCGAACAACTCCTTATGCAGCTTCGACGCTGCGTCGAAACGTGCTTTCACTTGACGAACGAGTTCGCCAAAGAGTGAAGAATAAATGAATTCTTTCATAACTTATTCGAGTTTTACTGTTTGATGAACTTGATTGAGTGATTACCCTTCAAGCAGACACCGCCCTCGTCGAGCCAGTCAGCAGGGAATGCAGGGATCACGTCCTTAATCACGATAGCGTCGTAAGCAACGTCCAGAGTCGGGAAGTCGATTGTATCGTCGATCTCCTTGTCAGCACCGAGCACCATATTAGGAACGTACTTTGCAGCAGGGGTTACACCTTCGCCAGTCGCATTGTCGGACTCTACGAGAATGTCATCTGCTGCCACACCAGTCAACGCGGCTTCAACAGTGATCACGTCGTATGATTCGTTAGAGTGATCGATCGCAGTGATCTTCTTTGCGAGTGACCCACCGTAGACCTGCACGTAGTCGTTTACTTCGAAGTAGTTCTCCTTAGAGACACGGATCTTAGTCGTAGTGCCGCCAGAGATGACAGTGCCATGCTTAACGACAGCGACAGTAAGATCGTCTGGGAAGATCTGCAAGAAGGTGGCACGGATCAGTTCTACTCCGTTGCTGATCGTGTTCAGAAGCTTGTAGCCTGCGGGCAGGATCTTCGCTTCGCCTCTCCAGAAACGCTGAAACG